CCCACCTGAGTTCAAAGATCCTAATGAGATGCTCAAGCTGGGCCACCACAAAGCTTATGTTACTGCGTGGTGGGGTTCAAAACTTTATACGCCGTCTGGGATTCTAAACGTCAGTGAAGAGCGTGACAACTACAAGAAGCGTGAACGCAAGGAGTCAGTCCCATATCCTTGGCAGGGTTTAAATGATAAGCTAGAAGGTCTAAGGCAGGGGGAGCTTATAACTTTAACTGGCGGCACAGGGCTTGGTAAGTCCAGCGTAACACGAGAGCTTGAGCATTGGCTTATTACTAATACAAACGACAAGGTAGGTGTCATCGCCCTTGAAGAAGATTGGCGTCGGACTGTCGATGGTATCTTATCTATTGAGGCCAACGCCCGTCTTCATATTGATAGTGTTCGCGCACAGTTTAGTGAGGAAGAGATAGATAATTTCTTTAATGTTCTATACGATGGGCATAACAAGAACCGTGTCTTTGTACACGCCCACCTTGGCATGAACGATGTAGATAGTGTGTTTAGTAAGTTACGGTTTATGGCAATGGGTCTTGAATGTAAGTGGATAGTTTTTGACCACTTGCATATGCTGCTGTCTATGACTACTGATGGTGATGAACGACGCAATATAGATTCTATAATGCACAACTTCAGGACTCTGGTTGAAGAGACAGGTGTAGGTCTTATTCTTGTGTCGCATCTCAGAAGGATTGATGGTAATCGTGGGCACGAGAACGGTATTGAAACAGGACTTAATCATCTTCGCGGCTCGCAAAGTATTGCACAGTTATCTGACTGTGTAATTTCTCTTGAGCGTAATCAACAATCAGAAGATCCTATTGAAGCTAGTACCACCAAAGTCCGTGTATTAAAGTCTAGATACACTGGCGATGTCGGATTAGCCACCTGTTTGTTTTATGACAAAGACAGTGGTAGACTCAGCGAGCTTACGATGGAAACAGAAGAACAAGAAGAGCTTGAGTTATGAAGAGCATAGTATTTGACATTGAGGCTGATAGTCTAGAGCCTACAAAGATCTGGTGCATTGCTGCTGTCGATCCAGACTCAGGAGAAACCAGAACCTTTGGGCCTACTGAGATTGTCAACGGCCTTGCACACCTGACAACCGCAGATAAATTAATAGGCCATAACATTATTGGCTACGATCTTCCAGCTATAAAGAAGATACACAACGTAGATCTTTCAGAGGGTAGAGCCATTGTAGATACATTAGTTCTTTCTCGACTGTTCAACCCTACCCGCGAAGGAGGACATAGCCTAGCGTCTTGGGGCTATCGTATCGGCCTACAAAAAATAGATCATAAAGAGTTTGGTGAATACTCTCCAGAGATGCTGAACTATTGCCGTAATGATGCAGTCCTTAATGCAAAGATGTTTAATAATCTTAAGATTGAGTCTCGTGGATTTAGTCGGCAGTCAGTTACTCTTGAGCATGAGACACTAAAAATTATTGCTGATCAACGCGAGCATGGATTTCTTCTGGACGTTAAAGCCGCAAGCCTTCTGGTTGCTGAACTGACTGACCGCCTAAAAGAAGTTGAACGTGAAGTTCAAAAAACCTTTAGGCCCAAGCAGCTTAAGACCACACTACTGGCTCAGTTTACAAAGACAGGTGCGCTTTCTAAGATGGCTCTCATTGAGGGATCAACAAAGAAAAGCAGACTGACTCAAGAAGAGTATGAAGAGATTGCAATCAAGCGTAAGGCTATACGCATTGAAGAAGTACCATTCAATCTTGGATCACGCAAACAGATAGGCGAGTATCTAATTGACTTTGGTTGGAAGCCACAACGCTTTACGCCCACAGGCCAGCCGATTGTAGATGAGTCTACTCTGAGTAAGATTAAAAATATTCCAGAAGCTGCCTTGATTGCTGAGTACCTTCTGCTTCAGAAGCGAATAGCTCAAGTATCGTCTTGGCTTGAAGAGGCCCATGACGATGATCGTGTCAGAGGATTTGTAAACCCTAATGGAACTATTACAGGACGCATGACACACAACAGCCCTAACATGGCACAAGTTCCTAGCCTTGGCTCTCCATATGGCAAAGAGTGTAGAGCCTGTTGGATTGTGCCTGAAGGATATAAGCTGGTTGGTATTGATGCCAGTGGCTTAGAGTTACGAATGCTTGCACACTACATGAAGGACGAGGACTTCAAAAATGAAATACTCCACGGAGACATACACTCAGCTAACCAAAGACTTGCAGGACTTGAATCAAGAAATCAGGCGAAGACATTTATCTATGCACTCTTATACGGAGCAGGAGATGAAAAACTTGGAAGTGTGGTTGGAGGAAACAAACGTGATGGTTCGGAACTTAGAAAGCGTTTCTTCGATAATCTCCCTGCATTTAAACATCTTAAAGACTCAGTTAGCAGAGCGGCTTCAAAAGGTTTCTTGAAGGGTCTTGATGGACGTAAGCTGTATGTCCGTTCTGAACACGCCGCACTGAATACATTACTACAGAGTGCTGGCGCAATTGTTATGAAACACGCCATAATAAACTTACATCGCGACATAAAACTTAATACCCTTGATGCACACTTTGTCTGCAACGTTCATGATGAATGGCAGATAGAAGTCTTAGAAAAACAATCTGATTGTGTGGGTCAGTTAGGTGTAGATGCTATCCGCAAAACTGGGGAAGAGCTAGAGTTGTTCTGTTCTTTAGATGGCGAGTATAAGATAGGAGATAACTGGAGTGAAACTCATTGAGTCTACGCAACAGGAACTATTTGACGATTTAGAAAAGTCAGAGCCAATAAAAAATAATCCTTTCTGTACTAGTCGCCTTGGCGATATTGCAGAATTTTATGCTGTAACGTGGTTATGGGATCAAGGCTATGAAGTTTTTTTAAACCCCGGATCAACTGGCCCAATAGATATGATTGCATTTAAAGATGGAGAGTGTATACTAATAGATGTAAAAACAATGGCAAGAGATTATAGATACGAAGATGGCTGGCGAAATGTTGGCGATAAACGTACCGACTATCAAAAACAATTTGGTGTGGTGTTCCTTGGATTTTTTCCAGACACCAGAAAATTAAGATGGATAAATCATAAATGAAACTTGACACATTAATTGACGATATTTATGGACAACTTTCAGAGCTATCTGAAGGGCGTGAATTTAATTTAACAGAAGAAGATCTAGACTTTACGTTGGCACGTATTAAGGATTCGGTTTTATCGTGGGCTAGGCCTTCTGAAAGAGACTCAACCTTTAGCCTGCGTATGTCTAACATTGGTCGCCCTGCTAGGCAGCTTTGGTATCAACATAACTTTCCGTATGAAGCAGGCGCACCATCCCCCGCAACACAAATAAAATTTTTATATGGACATATCCTTGAGGAGATTGTCCTTATGCTTGTTCGTGCCGCAGGCCACAAGGTCAGTGATGAACAAAAAGAAATAGATGTTCGTGGGATCAAAGGGCATATCGACTGCAAGATTGATGGTGAGATAGTAGATGTAAAGACTGCATCTAAGATAGCCTTCAATAAGTTTCGTGAAGGACGCCTGCGAGAAGACGATCCCTTTGGATATATGTCGCAGCTTGCTGGTTATGAGGAGGCTGAGAAGTCTTCTGGAGGTGGCTTCTTAGTTATTAACAAAGAGAGCGGCGAGCTTTGTCTTTATCGCCCAGAAGAGTTAGACAAGCCTAATATAAATAAACAGATTCAAGATGTGCGTAAATCTTTAAAGCTGGCTACGCCGCCCCCACGCTGCTATGAATCTATACCCGAGGGCAAGAAGGGCAACATGAAACTAAACCGCAACTGTTATTACTGTGCGTTTAAGTTTGAGTGCCATAAGGATTGTAATAATGGTCGCGGGTTAAGAACATTTAAGTATGCTAGTGGGCTTTCTTATTTAACCCATGTTGAAGTTGCTCCAAGAGTTGAAGAGGTTATTAATGAACCGACGCCTTTCTAAAAGAATAAATAAAAAAACTGTAGATATATTTATTGCGTGGCTGAAGACAGTTGTTGCTGAGTCAGAACACGAAAAAATAAATCCAAAAGATTACAAAAGTTATGTGCCAGAGAATGCCTACTACTGGCGCACCGCCACACTTTTAAACTCTATATTTTCTCCGCGTTGGATTAAAAGAAAGTTGAAGTTAAAACTAAGAAGCAATCCTCTTAAACCTGTCGAGGATTATTGCCTAGAAGATTTTAGATAGTGGTTGTTTCTCTTGAGACTCTTATATTCATGTGTGCTAAACAGCTTGCAGATGAAGAGACTATAAGTGAAGAGCTTCTGTTTGAGGTGTATAAAATATTGCGTTTATATTTTGAAGGGAAACCAACAGTACATTGAAACCAAAAATTAAAAAGGGCTACAGGCCCCGTAGAGTAAAGCGACCTATAGACAAGGCTCCTGTTAGGGGCTATGATTCTAATTGGGAATATGAATTACACTCTGGCATTTTAAATGAATGGTTGTTGCATTCGGAACAGGCAGCGTATATAGTAGAGCATACTTATCATCCAGACTTTATTCGTGAAATAGACGGCAAGAAAATTTACCTTGAAGCTAAGGGCCGTTTCTGGGATCACAATGAATATAATAAATATGTATGGATTGCAAAAGCCCTGCCAGATAATATCGAACTTGTCTTTTTGTTTGCTGATCCCAATGCACCAATGCCTCAAGCAAAGCGCAGGAAAGATGGGACAAGGCGCAATCATGCTGAGTGGGCATCTTCAAAAGGATTTAGATGGTTCTCTGAAGATAGCATTCCAGAAGATTGGATAGATGTAACAAAGCGAGGAAGCTTGGAAGATGATGAATGATCGAAAGCGCGAGCGCCTAGAAAAATTCAGCCGCCACAAAAGAAAGAAACACGAAGATAAAGATGAAGAACGCTTCAAGCCTCTGAAGAAAAGAAACAAATATAAATTAAATATAAATGATTTAAATACTATAGATGAGATGGAATGAAATCACCATGTACAAAGATATGCAAACTAAAGGATGATGTTTGTATAGGATGCGGAAGGAATCTAACTGAAATAAAAAACTGGTCAAAATATACCACCCAAGAAAGGAGTAATATAATTGGACGCTTATCAACAATACATACACAAAAGCAGATACGCTCGTTACCTACCAGAAGAACAGCGTAGAGAAACATGGGAAGAAACTGTCAACCGATACGTTAATTATTGGGTAGACAAAGGATACTTAAATGATTTCGATGTCTCAGAAATCTTTAAATCTATTTACGATCTAGAGGTTATGCC